TGTTGTTGACAAGAACGCACCGGGCTCATTCATGGGACACGCTGCCGGCCCTGCCGCTGGTTTCGAATTCTACGAACAGCAAAAAGGCGCAATTAGCGTTGAGGTTCCTGCAACTATGGGCCGCACGATTGCTTTCCGTGGTTACGCTGCCGCTTTCATGGCAGACGCCACCAAGTTCGTTAAGTTCGTCTGATAACCGAAAGGTAGGCCATTATGGCCGCTTACTCGGTCACACAAAAGTACTTAACCGACAATTACGCGGTTGTTGTATTACTAACTAACGCCGACCCGCTTGAGGTTGCTCAATCCGTTGTTATTAGCGGCGTTGACGCAACCTTTAACGGCACGTACACCGTCGTTGACTTGCCGCAATACTATTTTACGGGCGTTGACGAGCAAGGCTTTTTTACTTACGACTACCAGCAGCCAATACAAAACCAAGTGTTATATGCGCGTACAGCTGCCAACGTCGAAATTGTCGCGGCTACCGGCACCCTGACTACTACGCCCGTTTGTACGTGGGTAACGCTTGACAGCCAAGTTGAGGATTGGTTAGGCATAGGCACCGCTACAGCTGCCGACGCCACGTTTCTAACGCAATGCCGCACAAGTGCTAACGCCGTTTGCTACAAGCGACGACAGCAAGCCGGGTACGTGGACAGCCTTACAACCTCACCGAGCGCCGCGGTAACCCTCGGCACCGTGGCTTATGCAGGCTTTTTGTATAGACAACGTGGTAGCGCTGGCATGGATTACGCGTCGTTTGACGGCATGACTACTGGCGGCTCAACAGGCTTTAGCCCAATGGTAAAACAGCTGTTGGGTATTGACCGCCCCGCGGTGGCCTAATGCCCGTACCCGCATACACCGACCTTTTTAACGTCGCGCTAGACAACCTCACAACGACGCTAAACACGATTACGGGGATAACCGTCACCAATGACCCGCGAAACATTAACCCGCCGTGCGCGTTTATAGACGCCCCTAGCTTTGTGGCGTTTAACTACAACATTGTCGAAATTACCTTTCCTGTACGGCTAATTACCCTTGGCCCGGGCAACCTAGACGCGCAACGCTCGCTAATGAACATGGCAGCTTTACTACTTGCCAAAAACGTGGCCGTTACTGGCGGCCGCCCAACGGTAGCGGTGTACGGTGGCGCCGAGTACGCCGCCTATGATTTAACCATTGACTTGAAAGCGAGTACCACAGCATGAGCAAATACACCGTTGTTAGCCCTCGAGTGGGTACACCCGGCGACGAATTTGACCTAGACCTAGCCGTAATGCGCGGGGCTAATATTGAAGCGCTACTTGCTGGCGGCTTTATTAAAGTATCCGCACCTAAGCCCGCAAAAAATGCTAAAAAAGACATAGACACAAACGAGGAGTAACCCCATGGCCACAACAACTTACCTAAGCAACCCGGACGTAACTATCGCAACGGTTAACTTGCGTGACCAGTGCACCGCCGCAACGCTCACCCGCACGGTAGAAGCATTGGAAAGCACCGCATTTGGTGACACCGCCCGTTTCAACGTCGGCGGCCTTGAAAACAACGAGCTAACACTTACTCTTTACATGAGCTACGCCGCAACCGAAACATACGCAACATTGGCCAGCCTTGTTGGTACCCAATGCAACGTGTTGGTTTCGCCACAAGCACCAACAACGCCAAACACTTATTCGGCAACCAACCCGGGCTTTATTTTGACAGGCACTTACCTAGAAAGCTTGCCAGTTATTAACGCAACTATGGGCGAATTGTCAACGATTGACATTACGTTTACTGGCGGCTCGTATTCCGTAGACGTTTCCTAATAACGGCCTCAACACGGCCCGACACGAAAGAGGCTAGTTATGCAGCTAACCCTAAAAGTTGAATTACCCGACAACACCTACACGGTTACAACCAACCTTTATGTTGTTGTCGCATGGGAGAGGAAATTTAAGCGCAAGGCGTCCGACATGGCCAATGGTATTGGCATAGAGGATTTAGCCTTTTTGGCGTTTGAGGCGTCCAAGTTAAACAAGATTGTTGTACCGGCAGAGTTTGACAACTTCATTAAACAGCTTGTCAACATTGAGGTTGTCGAGCAAGAGCAACCAAGTTTTACCGAAGCGGCACCTACAGACGCCAGCTAGCCGAGGTGCTAGTAGCTGTCGGTTGGTGGCCGCCTAATATCCCGTTTGAGCTACAAGACTTGCAGACGGTGGCTAAAGTGTTGACAGAGGCACACAAAAAAAGGTAGCGACGCTATGGGCATAACCGGGCAAATTGACGTGTACGGGGTGCAAAACGCGTTAAAAGAGTTAAACGACATAGACCGCAAAATTAGGCGGCAAGTAACTAAAGATATTAAAACCGTTGGCAATCAAATTGTGCAAGAGGCCCGAAGCATGGTTTCTACACAATCGCGTGGCAACGGCGCCCCGCTATCCGGTATGCGCCGTGGCTCGCTTATTCGAGGCCGTGAGGCAGCTTGGAACGTATCCGAGGTGCAGGGCGGCTTTAACGTGCGCGTAGGTGTACGAGCAACTAAAGAGCGCTACGTAGATTTTGACCAAGGCGGCTACACCCGGCAAGTTGTGTACGGTGCCAAGCCATACCGTTTAATGGTGGTACAACAAAAGAGTTTTGCGGGTGCTATCTATGACCACGCGGGCGCTGGCATTAGCGGTATCCGCAACACAGCGTTTATTGCAAGTCTAAAAAAAGAGGTAGGGGACGCCCCACGTGTTATTGACAAGGCCGTGGAAAGCAACCGCCCGGCAGTAACCGCCGAGCTACTAAGCATTGTGGGTAAAGTTATGACACAGACAAACCGTAATTTGGTGGTATCCCGTGGCAATTAACATACCGATTTTAACAAGCTTTAGTGGTAAGGGTGTTGCCGACGCTCAACGCGAATTTAAAAGCCTTACAACAACAACGCAAAAAGCAGGCTTTATTTTGCAGCGCGCATTGCTGCCAGCTGCCGCCGCTATCGGCACCATAACGCAAGTTATTGCCCCCGCCATTAAAGCGGCCTCGGATTTTGAGGAAGCAACCAGCAAGGTAAACGTAATTTTTGGGCGGGCGTCCAAGAGCGTTAAAGACTTTGCCAATACTGCCGCTCGAGAGCTTGGCCAGTCTAAGCAATCGGTGCTCGACGCTGCCGGTGCTTTTGGCACGTTCGGTAAAGCTGCCGGGTTGGCTGGCGAGGATTTAAGCACGTTTACAACCGACTTTGTAACGCTGTCTACTGACCTAGCCTCGTTTAACAACACAACCCCCGAGGAAGCTGTACAGGCCATTGGCGCGGCCCTACGTGGCGAGGCAGAGCCGTTGCGCCGTTTTGGTGTATTGCTTAACGACGCCACCCTAAAAGCCGAGGCAATGGAATTAGGCATATACAAGGGCAGCGGCGCGCTAACAGCACAACAAAAGATTTTGGCGGCACAATCCGCTATCTACAAACAGACAGGCGACGCACAAGGCGACTTTGCTAGAACAGCCGACAACCTCGCAAACAAGCAACGCACCCTAAGCGCGCTGTTTAAAGACTTTCAAATACAACTCGGCCAAAAACTATTGCCAGCAGCAACCGATTTTGCTAACGGCTTAGTAAAAATTAACGACGCGTTTAGCAATATGCCTACCCCGGCACAAAAGGCAATAGACAAACTAAATCTATTTGCAAAAGTAGCGTCAAACATTAACCCGCTTATTGCCCTTACAAACGCAATACAGGCACTTGGCTCGGGCATGTTTGACGCCGAAAAAGAAACAGGCGCATACAACCAAGAAATGGGCCGGTCAAACCAAGCACAAATGCGTATGGCCGACGCTGCTGGAGAGTTTAACAAAAAGTTTAAAGAGACACCGCCAGCTATCAGCGGCGCTAAAAAAGAGGTTGAGAGTTTTGCCACGGCGCTTAAAGACAAATTAAGCGAGGCAGTAGACACCGCTAAGGATAAGTTAGCCGAGGCGCAAGGCGAATTTAACGATTTTGCCACCAAGGTAAGCGACGCCGTAAAG